ATTGATATAAACCTCCAGAGCCGCCCGAGGCAATCAAAACACCATCGGTGTCATAGAACCCATGCCACATCTGGATCGCCGATCCCTTGACCGACTGCCCAAGAACGAATCCAAGCATCGCCGTATCAATGCCGACTAGCGTTACCGTTGTCTCGTTGGCCGTAGATTTAATGTCGCGCTGGACATTGCCGACCTTAATCAGCGTGCCGACCGCGCTAAATTCGGTCGCGTCGACCGCCGGCACAAGCTGGTTAGACCCTGCGGTCGTGAACCGGAAAATGTCCGTGCCGTTGTTAATTCGGATGAAATCGGCGATACGAATGTTGTTGGTATCTTCGACCGGCGTAATGATGTTCATAGGACCGCCTCAAATGCTTGGAATGAGCCGTTCCAAGAAATGAACGAATCGTTCGTCATTGGCACCAGCGTGTAGGTCGGGTAGTCTCGCAGCACCACCGGGAACGTGATGCCGGTGTACGTCGTGCCGCCCATGCTTACCGTGGTTCCAAACTCGCCGGCCACACAAGCAACCGTAGATGCCAGCGCCGAAATGAGGTTGCGATGCACCGGCACATTGACCGTGGGGTTTGTGCCGCGCAAAACGTCGGCTGTGACGATGTACGAATAGAGGCCAACCTGCACAAAATCGCCGGCGCGGAACAGAACCACCGTCGGCCCGACGCTAGGCAGCGATCCCAGCACCAGCGTTTTGTTTGCGCTGGTGATCTGCCATTGGCAGGTTGCGATCTGAACCGAAGTCATCTCGCCTTGGTACTTGATGTAATTTAGCCAGCCGGTTGAACCGAAATTGAGGTACTGCGTCAGCGACTTGTCGGCCAGGCGCAGTTGGTTCAATGTGCCGCGATTCTGCGAATACAGCAGGTAGTTCATCGGCCGCATATCAAACGCAAAAGGCACCACCGTTAGAATTTCCGAGGTGGTGATTTTCTGGTTGCGGCTCAGGGTCTGACCGACGAATCGCTGGTCATTGATGCCCACCGACTCGCAGATTGAAAGAATGGTTTGCAGGCTCATTTAACGGCTCACAGGTAGAGAGCGTTGCGCCGACTGATTAGCCGCCCACACCGCTTGTTTGTTTTTCGCCAGGAACGCAACGCCCGACTGCGTATCAATTGCGCTCATGTTCTGAATGATCGGCCCGTTGTAGTTAATCACCTGGCCACCCATTGCGCCGGCCAGCGCGTGATTGGGAATCACCGTTCCCGAATTTCTAGGCACCACCAGCTCAGGGCCGCGCTCGCCGACGAGGTACGGTTGACCAGATGAAATGTCGCCGCCATTAGCGCGGGCGCGTAAACCTAAACCAGAATAAGGTGTTGCCCCAGGCGTTAAAGAATATTGAGACACGCCAAGCTCAGAACCGAACAGTTTGATTCCAGACCCGCCAACAATTGCTGAGAACAGCGCCGACGCCTGCGCCTTAAGTTGGATCGCAATAATGTCCTGAATGATTGATCGTGCTAGATCACCAAATTTCAATTTGCCCGTTCTAACAAACCTATCAATTGCCGACTCAATGTTATTGGCAAGAGATGAGAACATAGACTCGGCAACCCTTGCGGCGCTCGTGGCGTTATCCATGTAAGAACTGAATGCCTCATCCCAGCCAAATTTAAACGAGCGTTGCGCGTCTTTTTGCTGTTCAATCAGCCGAATCATTTGAATACCAGACTCGTAAATTTCTTGGGTCCGTCGCTGGATAATTTCCTCGTCAACGCCAAGGCGGCGAGATGTTCTTTGGAATTCATTGATGCGAACCTCTAGGTCGTACATAGCCATCAGCTCCATGCGCCGGCGCTGATTGAACGACAGAGTTTTGATTTCATATTCGACGCGCTCATTCGCCAATTTGTTTTGGCGCGTCTGTTCATCAATTGATTGACCGAATGCGAATTGTTGACCAGCTTTTTCTGTTGCGTTGGCAAGACCAGCGGCGGCTGATTCGCCAGCGCGGCGTTTCTCCGACCGCATGAAATCGGAAGAATTTTCAATCTTCAACAAAAGCGCCTCATATTCAAGGCGCTGTTGCAAGATTTTTTCTTTGCCCTCTTGAAGCAACTTGACGCGTTTGGCTTCAGCATCGGCAGCATCGTTGATTGCTTTTTTAATGTCTGCCGCTGCATCCTTATTTTGTATTAGGTCGACCTTGCGCTTGTTCTCAATCTTTGCGAGCTGTTCTTGCGTTGTAAGTTGATCTAACAGATATTGGAAAAGCGTTTTGCCCAACGCGGTTTCGTCCATCTGTAGCCCGAGCCGTTTTGCGTCAATGTCGGCCAGCATCCTAGACAATGCAATTTCTTGCCTAAATAGCTCCAGCTTTTTTTGTTGCTGTAGTGCCTCTTTAGATTGCTGAATTTCGCGTTTTTTGGTGACTTCCCATTCGGCAACTTGATCTGCAATCGAAGGCACCGCCATGCCTTGACGGCCACCACCTCCAGCGTTAGAGCCACCGCCCATAACTCGCTTTTCGGCGGCATCAAGTTCGCGGCGTGCCTTTTCAGCGTCCGCGACCATTTCTTTATGGATTTGGCGGAAGCCCTCAAAATCAAAACGCATTAGGGCCGCAACTTGTGCAGCCATTCCGCCAATTTCTGTGCCTATGGTTTTGAATACATAGGCAAGATTCATCCCCAAAATGGCGACAGTTTGAAAAACTGTTTTGGCTACTTCGCCAAAAACTTTGGTTTCAACACCCAAAGTTTTCATGTATTCAATACTGGCCTTCAACGGCGGACCAAGTTCAATTGCAACAATTTGCAATGCATTCCGCCCTGTTTGAGCAAACAGGTCGTACATTTCTGCCGCGTCTTTTAGCGCCTGGGCCTGCTCTTGCGTGGCTTGTGTTGTTTCCTGTAGACCTTGAGCCAGCGCCGTAAAGTCAACGCCCTTTGCCGCTTTTCCAAAAACATCCATCGCCAACGCATTACGCGTCAACGGATCGGCAATCTGGCCAATATTCTGCGCGGTCTTGGCGAACAGTTGCTCTGTATTAAGCGTCGCCAAGTCTTTAAGAGAAACGCCGGCTTTGGCAAATGCCTTTTGCGCTTCGTCCGATCCAGATGCGGCCTTGTCTACAAAGCTGGTAAACGAGGAAAGAAACTTGCCGGCGTTTTCTGCTTTGCCGCCAGAGTTGGCAAGAGCGTTAGACAGCTTGATAACCGAATCGACCGCCACATCATTTGCTGCGGCAACGTCGACAATTTCGTCGGCGTACTTTAACGCGGCAACAGATGCAGCCGTAAGCGCCGCAACAGCAACGCCGCCGTATCTTTGCGCGCTGTTGGCAAACTCGGCCATTTTGCTGCTGGCCGTGTCCAACCCTTTCACGAACTCGGCGCTGTTTAGACCCAGGACAACGCCGAGCCGTGAAATGATGTTAGCCATTATTCAAACCTCTTTTTGTCGAACCCTGGTGCGCTCGCCATGAATGCCAGCAGGTTTTGATTGGTCGCCTCTTCCTGCAAGTGTTTTGGCAGCGGCGGATAGATGTAATCGTAAGCCGAACCGATAATTGTTTGTAGCTTGTACGGCGCAGAATTTGCGGGTCGGATGTAGTTGAACATCCCGTTCACCATCGTGCCCAATAGAGTGATGATTGACTGATTGCCAATCACGCCATCGGCGTACATGGTCTGGATGTTTGCCATCGTCACATCGTCAATGTCGGCAATGCTGTCGTGGGTGTGGCCGTTAAAGATCATTGCCGATTCAACCTGCAACCTTAACGACCCAATCAGTTTTTTCGAGCTTCCCTGTACGTCGGGGAAATGACCTCACCAATTTTTTCGCAGATGGCGAGCTGCACAGACAACGGCCACTCAACTTCGATTTCTTCGTAGGTCAGATCGGCCAGGCTTTCGTTTTCAATCTCCGGCACCAATAGCTTAATGAATTCGGTGATGCGCGTTTCGGTGATGCATTTGGCCTTTGCGGCCTCACGCATAGAGCGCCCTTCGACCAGCACATCGTCGTCGGTGAACTTAAAAGACTCTGCGCCTTCGTCCTTAAACTGCATCAGCGGCTCGACCATGCTCTGATAGATGCTGTTGATCCGATCCGAACTTGGCTCAGAAATGCGCCGGTAGATTTCGTCGGATTCGGAAACGAGAGGCACGCGAACTTTGAAGGTGTGGCCACCGAGTTCGAATTTGCGGATGAGAAGATCTTTCCGTTTTGCCTCATAGGCAGAACCGAGTGCAGAACCTAGTTTGGTCATCTTGTATTTTTCCTGTATTTATTGAGTTGTTGTGCCAGCGCTTCTCCCAAACGAGAAACGACAGCTTGTGCATTCGACTCCATTGCGGGTCGAAGGTACGGTTGCGCCGAAATTTTCGACGTCCCGAATTCTTGCGCGATTGCGCGCGCGTCCGATTTGATACCGGTAAACCCGGCAACCTGCTCGGCGCTTGCGCCCATCTTTGCCAATCGCTTTTTTGCTTTTGATAGACCTCGGCCGCTGCTCATCTGGGCGAGTTTTTGCCCGCTGGCCGTCGTGACCATTGCAATCACCGAATCGCTCTGACCAATGTATTTCGACCGCTTGTCTCGTTTGGTTGGCCGTCTGGCCTCAACTTGCAAAGACAGCCGCAGGCCACCGCTATCAATTGGTGCGTTTTGTTGCGCTGCGGTCAGAACCGGCATGATGGCTTGCCTAGCGGCTGGAACCAAAACCCGACTTTGCGCTTTCCTGTCGCCGATTTCGTCGGCAAGTTGATCGAATGCCCGCGTCACATCCCCAAGACCTTCAATCTTAAAGGTGACGGACATGATGATTAGCCCTTGAGCATCTTGTTATAGATGGCCGCATTCAGCCCTATGACGTAATCAATGATTTCGTTGGGCGTCATCTTGTCGGCGTGGGCGATGGCCATTCGGTAGGCCAGGTCGATACCGGCCACCTTTTGCTGCTGGAAACTGAACCAGTTTTTCTGGCCCGAGTTGGCTTGGTTCCATAGGAACCCCAGCAGGTCATTCGTGTTTTGTATTGTGGTCATCTTTTATTCTTCAGGGTCTGGGTCCGGCGCTGGGGCCGCAGCCTGCGGTTTGACAAGGTAGCGCATGGCCACCGCCTCGGCGCTATCGGCGTCGGCATCGGCAATTGCTTCTGCCAGCTCGGCTTGGTCGACTTCCATGCCGCGAGCTGCCAGAGCGAGATCGCCCTGAACAGCCATCAGCAATTGCACAGCCTCAAAGACGCCGGACATTAGCTGTTGCTCCAGCCGTACTGGTTCCCGCGCGGGTGAACCGTGAACACGCATTTAGCTTCAGCGCCAGGCTGGGCGTCAATCTGGAACTGGCTAACGCGGCCGTTAAACGCATAAGCGACGGTGTTGGTGCCATCGTATGCCGACACGACGAAAGTGCGGTCTACGGTCCCGTTATAGGCGTCTGAACGGATTTGGAGCAGGGCCGTGTCGGACGGGTTCCAGGCGGCGGTAATCGTCATGGAAGTAGGCGCGGATTGCGTCGGGATTTTGTCCGACTGACGCGAGCCAGCCACCGCGAAGTTGGCGACCGCATCGTCCTGGCCAAAGGCGGGCACCGCTTCAACGGGAACCGCGACACCGGCCGCACCAGTACCGCCAGCGGCTGTGCCGACGATGGTGGCAACCTGCGCCGACCAAACCGACAGGTTGGCGGTCGTCAGGGGCGTAGGAGTAGCTGCGGATTGCATCCACAGCGCGGCGCTAAAACCGGGTAGAACTTTATTGGGGAGAGCCATGTTTCACCTCTTAGGCGTTGTTAGACCAGCCGTATTGATTGCCGCGCGGATGCACGGTAAACACGCATTTCGCCTCGGCACCGGGTTGGGCGTCGATTTGGAACTGCGACACGCGACCGTTGAAAGCGTAGTAGACGATATTGGTGCCGTCGGTCGCCGAGATAACAAACGTGCGATCAACGGTGCCGTTGTAGGCGTCGCCGCGCATCAGCAGCAGGTTGGCATCGGACGGGTTCCATGCGGCCGTAATGGTCATAGACGTAGGTGCCGACTGCGTGGGAATCTTGTCGGATTGGCGAGAGCCAGCGACCGAGAAATTCGCCATCGCGTCATCCTGGCCGAACGCCGGGATTGCCTCAACAGGCAGCAGGTTGCCGGAAACGGCGATGGGCGACACGCTGGCGACGAGCGACAGTTGCGTCACCGTCAGCGGCGTAGGCGTAGAGGTCGGCTGGCAGTAGAGCGCCGCGCTAAAACCAGGCAAAACTTTATTGGGCAGGGCCATGATAAATCTCCGTTGGATTGAACGAGTGTTTTATGTTGGAATGTCCAGCGTGCAGTCCAGATAGACCTGGGCCAATTTGTCCTCGTTGTCGTAGCTGTTGTATAGCCACATGACGTCGGCTTTTGAGATGTAAAAGCCGTTTGTCGCGCCGCCAAACAAGCCGCTATAACCGTGGAGCAATTGTAGTATTTGATTGGAAATGGTGAAACCGTCTTCGATCTGTTGCGTGAAAATATTGATCTGAAAGATGGGCCGATCAATGCCCTTCACCGACTGAATCTGACCCGTGTACACCGGCTGGTGGACATTGCGAAGCATCCAAGTGATGAATTTGGGTTGCGTCGCAAAGTTGCGGTTAAACGCCGCATAGACCGGCACCGGCGTGACGATCTGCTGTAGCTGGTACTGGATCGCCTTGCCGTACTGAATCGGGCTTTGCTGCGTTGCCATTTAGACCGCCACCACCGGGTCGTTGCGAACGCAAAGGAGCGTCGCGCTCATACGATCGTCGCTCTCGCGCACGTTGTCGATTCGCCAATCAAACCCGCGCCAGGTGATCGAATAGGCGTTTTGATTGTCAATGATCGTCTTGACGTTGGGTGTGTAGTTCAACGTCATCTGCACAATGTCCGAATAGACGCGGTACTTTTCGGCGATCTTGACATGGTTGGCCACAGAGTGAATCACGGCCCGCGTCCCAAACCACAGCGATTGCGTCGTGGTTTGCTCGCCAAAATCGCTTTTGGCAAACGCTAGATTGTTGACCGAGATGTTCTCGTAGCGCGTGATCGCCATTACATCACCAGCGGCTTATAGGGTCGAAGTAGCTGATCGAACCCAAACGGAATGTCGCGCAGGTTGACCGCCGTGGTGTTGCTGCGGTTGTTGTACAGGTGCGTATAGAGCAACAGCGCCGCCTGCTTAATCACCGGGTAAGTTTGCAACGGGTTCGCCACGGTCGAATAATCGACCATGATTGGCGCGGTCATGTTGCTATTCACATCGCTCGGCAATGCCTGCAACATCAGCTTGTTACCGCTGGGGTCGTACTGATAGGTTGACGCGGCAATCGTGGTCAGCGTGGCCGGCACGTTGCTGTTGTAGTAGCGCACCGCGTCAATCGTCAGACCGGGTTGGCTGGGATACTGGTTCTGGCTCACCTCGGGTAGATCAAGGCAGCAAGGCGACGCTACCAGGCTTTCGCCGCCGTAATAGACCCGGTAGGACACCGGGAAAATGCTCATCCCCAGATAGTCCTCGACGGCCTGGCGCACGGCCAGCTCGAGCGATTTAAGGTAGACGTCTTGGCTCTCGTCTTGGTAGAGGTTAATCTGCTGCGTGATTTCGTCCAACGTCAGCCACGGCGTCACGACGTCGCGGTCGATCTGCTCAACCTTGACGTAGTTGAACGGATTGCGCGTCACCCCTGCGAAGGGGTAACCCATCACGTAGTCGGTTGCGCTCATTCGTTACCTCAAGCAGCGCTGGCCCGG